AAAAAAAATAAAAAAAAAAAAAAAAAAAAAAAAAAAAAAAAAAATATAAAAAAAAAAAAAATAAAAAAAAAAAAAGAAAAAGTATAAAAAATAAATATAAATATATTCAATATAAACATATTTTTTATTTATATAAATATGTAAGAATATACACACAATTTTAGTACATTTTTAATAACAATTAAAAATTGAAATTATAATTATTAATTTTATTAATATTATATTTGTTAAATAATTGGTTTATGTGTATATTATTTTGATAATTTAATTTATAATTTAAGAATGTCTCAAAAAAAAGTAAAACAATCTATAATTAAAAAATTAAAAAATAATGAGAAAAATAATGAGAAAAATATAGATGAAGAAATAGATTTAAAAATGGAAACAAAAACAGTAAATGAAATTGTAGATGATTTAGATAGAAAAATAGAAGAATCTAAACAAAAACAATCTAGTAATATTCCAAAAAAAAATAATTTTAATTATAATGATAATACATTTGATGTAATTAATACAATTTTAACTCAACATGAAAATAAAGAATTAGTTAATCATCAATATTCTTCTTATGAACAATTCATTGTAAAAGATATAGGTAATATTATAGAACAATTTAATACAAGAAAACTTTATTTTAATTATGATTCAAATGCAAACAAACATAAATTTGAACTTCATATTGACTTTCTTAATTATAATTTAGGTAAACCAACTATTCATGAAAATGATGGAAGTTTTAAAGTTATGAGACCAGATATTGCAAAATTAAGAAATCTTACATATAGTGCTCCTCTTACTTTAAATATTAAACTAACGCGTATTGTGCGTAGTAGTAGTAATACAAATATAAATAATTCAAAATATACAAAAACAAATAAACCTAATGATAAACCTAATGATAGTAATAATATTGATAGTATAAATACTGAAGATGTACCAATTATAGAAACCTATGACCATGAAGATATTAAAGAAGAAATATTTAGTAATATTAATTTCGGACGTATTCCTATAATGGTTCTAGGTTCTAATTGTGTTCTTAATAAAAAAGATGGTACAACTTTAGAACAAAATGGTGAATGCCCTTATGATTTAGGAGGCTATTTTATAATTGGAGGTAATGAAAAAGTAATTATTTCCCAAGAAAGAATTGCAGAAAATGAAGCATTTGTATTTAATAATCAGAAAAAACTTAAAGGTAAAGAAATTGAAATAAGATGTGTATCCGACCAATACTTTAGTGTTGTAACTGCAAATGTTATTCGTAGTCTTTATCGAGATGGTAGTTTAGAATTTGATTTACCTAATTTTAAAAATCCAGTACCAATATTCTTATTAATGAAGGCACTTGGTGTAAATACAGATAAGAAATTATTTGAATATATTGCTTGGAATTTAGAAGATGAAACTGGTAAATTTCTTACAAATTGCTTAAAACTAAGTTTTGAAAAATTAAATAAAATATGTAAAACACACTGTATTGAAACAAATGCAGATACTGTAAAATTTCAAGAAATTATGTTAGGATATTTAAAATATAAAAATATAAATCGTGATATACGAATGAGTCATGAAGATAAAATGGCATATTTAATTAAGCTTCTAGAAGATGATGTTCTTCCTCATATTGGAAAATCATTCAATAAAAAAATAAAGTATATTGGTTATATGTGTAGAAAATTGCTTCTAGTACAACATAATTATATACCTCACGATGATAGAGATGCATATGATAATAAACGTGTAGATACTCCTGGGCGTCTACTTGCAATGCAATTTAGACAATGTTTTAATAAATTAGTAAAAGATATGGTAAAATCAATTACTAGAGAAATTAAAAATAATAAATCACGACGTGATATTTTTGACCTTATTAATAGTAATAATATTTATAAAATAATTAAACCTACTATTTTAGATGGTGGTCTTAAATATGCTCTTGCTACTGGTAATTGGGGTATTAAAAGTAGTGGTAAAGGTAATATAAAAGCTGGTACCGCACAAGTTTTAAATCGCCTCAGTTATCAAAGTTTTGTATCTCATTTAAGACGTGTTAATTCACCAAGTGATAAAACAGGTAGTAATGGAAAAATTGTAAAGCCTAGAAAACTACACGGTACTAGTTGGGGATATATTTGTCCTTCTGAAACACCGGAAGGGCAACCAGTAGGTTTAGTTAAGAATTTAGCATTAACTTCTAAAATTACTACAAATAGTAATAGTATAATAGTAAGAAATTTACTTAGTACTCTTGATATTAAATTATTAGAAGATATAACACCTGCTGAAATATTTGAGAATTGTATTGTATTTGTAAATGGTAATTGGATTGGAGTCCATTCCAATCCAGACTTATTAGTAAAAACACTCAGAAATGAAAGACGTCAAGCTAATATTAATATATATACAGGTATATATTGGAATATAGAAAATAGAATAATAAAAATATATACTGATGCAGGGCGTCTTACAAGACCATTATATATTGTTGAACCTTCAAATAAACTTAGAGTTACAAATGAATATTTTGAAGCATTTAAGAAAACAAATTATTCATTTAATTTCTTAGTTAGTCCTAAATTTTATGAACAAATGCAAGATAAAGGTAATGGTGTTAATGGTGTTAATGGTGTTAATGGTGTTAATGGCTTAAATAATGTAAATACAATTACTTCTCAATTTGGTAATGAAGGTATAATAGAATATATTGATACTAATGAAGTAAATAATACTTATATTGCAATGACAATGGAAGATTTAGATGAAGAACATATTCCATATGTAAATGAATTTACACATTGTGAAATTCATCCTGGATTAATTCTAGGTGCTGTTGCATCAGTAATTCCATTTTCGGATGACAATCAATCTCCTAGAAATTGTTATCAATGCTTGGGTATTAATGAAACTGTATTAATGGCTGATGGTAATAATAAAATGATTAAAGATGTTAAAATAGGAGATGAAGTAATTACTTTTCACCCAAAAACATTAGAAACAAGTATTACTAAAGTAGTAAATCATTTTATTAGACCTAATGATAAACCAGTTTATAAATTAACAACAGTATCTGGAAGCGCAATTATTGCTACCGAAGACCATAAATTTATGTGTAAAGATATAGAAAATGGAATTCAAGAATGGAAAGAAGTAAAAGATATGAGTATCTTTACAACTACTATTGGTGTGTATATAAATTCAAATTCAATATTTGTACCAATTTCTCTTATTGAAAAAGTAGGAGATCAAATGGTAAGTGACATTGAAGTTGAATCAGAAAATCATAGTTTTATTACAAGTAATGGTATATTGTCAAGTAATTGTGCTATGGGAAAACAATCCATTGGACTATTTGCACGTAATTATCAAAAACGTATGGATACTATTGCATATGTTGCAAATAATCTAGAAAGAGCATTAGTCAATACTAAATTTGCAAAGTATATTAATTATAATGAATTGCCTTGTGGTGTTAATGCTATGGTAGCAATTGGTTGTTATACTGGTTATAATATGGAAGATAGTGTATTACTAAATCAAGGTGCAGTAGATAGAGGTCTATTTCGTGCTACTTTTTATAGAACATATAAAGACGATGAAAAGAAAATACAATCTAGCGGTAAAGAAGAAAAATTTGCAAAACCTAATACTAAATATACTCGTGGAACTAAACCAGGTAATTATAATAAATTAGATGAACGTGGTATTATTCGTAAGGATGAATATGTTACTAGTGATGATATTATTATTGGTAAAGTTCTTCCATTGAAGAATAAATTTGATGAAAACGGTCATCAATTATATAAAGATTGTTCTACAAGTTTAAGAAGCAATGAAACTGGGTTTGTTGATAAAGTTTATACTGACCGCAATGCAGATGGTTTTCGATTTGCAAAAATTAGAATGCGTACTGAAAGAACTCCTATTATTGGTGATAAATTTGCATCTAGGTGCGCTCAAAAAGGTACTGTAGGAATGATTTATCCACAAGAACAAATGCCTTTTAATGCAGATGGAATTTCTCCTGATCTAATAATGAATCCTCACGCTATTCCTAGTAGAATGACTATCGGACAATTAATGGAATGCATTTTAGGTAAATCTTGTGCTATATTAGGCGGATATAGTGATTGTACCCCTTTTAATAATATCCCTTATGATAAAATTTGCGATATTTTAGAAGAGAATGGTTTTAACTATTCTGGTGATGAAATTCTATATAGTGGTATAACAGGACAACAAATGGATGTAAAATTGTTTTTCGGACCAACTTACTACCAAAGGCTGAAACATATGGTTTTGGACAAGGTCCATTGTTTTCCGCCCCTTTCACACGAAGTTCTCACTCATAGAGGTTGGCGTTATATTGAACATATTACATTAGAAGATAAAGTAGCAACTTTAAATTCACAAGGACAGATTGAATATCATAATCCTACTGTAGTTCATCATTATCCTGATTATAAAGGTCAAATGTATGAAATTAAAAATGCTAATATAAGTTTAAATGTAACTGCGAATCATCGTATGTATATTTCAAAGACATACGGAAGAAAGCAAATTTGGCAACCTTACCAATTAGTTAAAGCTGAAGATATGTATGGTAAATTCTGTAAATTTAAGAAAAATGGAGAATTAGTTCAATCTGATTATCAATTTGTATTACCAGAATATACAAATATTAAAAATAAAATATTTAATAGTGTTCAAGTTGATATGAATTCTTGGTTAATATTCTTTGGTATTTGGATGGCAGAAGGATGGTCATCTCAAAATCTAAAAGTCTATACAACAGGGATTGCTGTTCATAAACAAAGAGTAAAAGATGCTCTATATCCTGCACTAGATAAATTAGGATATACATATCATGTTCATAATAATAATCTTTCTATTAACAATTATCAATTAAATAAATATATGGGTCCTCTTTCAGTGGGAGCAATCAATAAATCTCTACCTGAATGGGTATGGAAATTAAGTAAATCTCAATGTATTACATTATTAGAATCAATGGTTCTAGGTGATGGATGTTATAATATAAAAAATCCAAATAGAATTATTTATTATACAAATTCTGATAAATTAGCTGATGATGTTATGCGTCTTGCATTGCATTGTGGATGGTGTTGTAATAAAATATTGCATCATCCTGCAGGAAATTCAGCCACTAAAAAAGATGGTGAAGTAATAACTAGCAATGCAATTTGTTGGAGACTAGGTATTATTAAAAACAAATGCGAACCATCAATTAACCACGGTCATACTTATGAACAAGACGTCCAAGTTGAACGCCTTTATGATTATGAAGGTTCCGTGTATTGTATATCAGTTCCTAATGAAGTATTCTATGTTCGACGCGATGGTAAGCCAGTTTGGACTGGTAATAGTCGCTCGAGTGGTCCTGTAGTACAATTGACTCGGCAACCTGCTGAAGGACGTTCTCGAGATGGAGGATTACGCTTCGGAGAGATGGAGAGAGATTGTTTTATTGGAGAAACTCCAATATCGAGTGTAAATGGTCTTTCCATCAAAATAAAAGATTTTGAAACTCAAACGTTTGATTTATTAGGATGGAATCAAGAGAAAAATGGAATGACTACATCTAAAAATACAAATTTCCTATACAAAGGAGAAAAAGATTGTGTAGATGTCTATTTAGAAGATGGACGTAAAATAACTTGCACACCAGAACATAAAATACTTACATCCGCGAATGAATGGGTTAAAGCAAATGAATTAAAAGTAAATGAAATGCGATTAAAATGTAGTGTTAAATACCCTACTATTGATATTCGAGAAGAAATTGCATTATGTAATAATTGGGAATTTAAAATTAGTGATAATTTAATTCTTAAAACTAATACTCAAGAAGAATATTTCAAGTCAATGGCATTTGCTAGAATTCTTGGATATTTAATAACTGATGGTCATATTGATAAGAAAACTAATGAAGGTTATATATATTTAGGTCATAAATTAGATGTTGAAAAAGTATTAGTAGATATTAAAATATTTACACCTATTACACAAACTAATTTTATAGATAGAAATACTTTCCGTTTAAAAATACCATTAGACTTAATTAAAAATATAATTAGTATAAAAGGTATTGTACGTGGTAATAAAGTAAAACAACCATCACAATTACCAGAATTCATATTAAAAGATGATTGTCCTCTACCAATAGTTAGAGAATTTCTAGCTGGAATGTTTGGAGGTGATGGTCACACTTGCTATATTAGTAAAAATACATTTACATCTGTATCATTTTCAAAGAGTAAGAATATAATTCATATTGATTCATTAAAAACAATGATGGAAAATATTAAAAAATTATTGGCTAGACTTGGAATTATTAAAGTTACGATACAAAATCAAAAAGTAAATACTAAATCCAAAACTAGAGAAAATGAAGATGATAAAAATTATGAAATAGTATTACATCTAGATATTAGTGAACTGATACCTTTCTATGAAAAACTTGGATTTCGTTATTGTTGTCATAAGAACCAAAGACTTGAAGCTGCAGTAGCATATATGAGATTACGAACAAATGTAACTCGTCAGAAGACTTGGATTATAAATAGAATAAATGAACTTACTGATTATAAGAAATTAAAAACAGAAAATCCTACTAAAATAGTAGGTACAACAAAAGCTGCTAAACAGGCACTTGACGAATTAAAGAAATTGGAACCAATCCTACATCCTTGTTCTATTCCTAGTGGACACGATATTTTAGAATATTTAGTAAATGAGCGTGAAGGTGGTAAATTTGCAAGTTCTAAGTTTATTAGTTCTACTGATTTCTTAGAAAGTATTGGAGCAATTGAATGGTTTAATACAGCTTTTCAAAAAGCCGTACCAAAACGTGATGAAGATAATTTACCTGATGAAGTAGAAGAAATAGAAACTATACCATCAAATAACTATGGTGTAAATCAAGATACAGAAGTTATACCTACAATGAATTTAAAAGTAATTGATATTCGTCCAGCTGGATTTCATAAAGTGTATGATATTCAAGTTGATAAAGAAGAATCTTTCTTAGCTAATGGTGTAGTAGCACATAATTGTATGATTTCTCACGGAGCTATGGGTTTTCTTAAAGAAAGAATGATGGATGTTAGTGATATTTTCACAGTTCATGTTTGTAAGGAATGCGGATTATTTAGCATTGTCAATCCAGATGATGAAAATGGAACCCGTTCTTGCGGAAGCTGTGAAAATTATTCTCAATTTATGGAGCTTAGAGTTCCATATGCTTGTAAATTACTTATGCAAGAATTGGAAGGAATGATGATTACTCCTCGATTCAATATTCATAGTACTTAAAACTATTTATTGTTAAGTAAATATATTATAAAAACTAAAAATATTATAAAAACTAAAAATATTATAAAAACTAAAAATATGTAAATAATACTTATATATTTTAATCATCCATAATAACAATTCTCTTTTTAGTTAATTTTTTTTCATCTTTTTCATCTTTTTCACTTTTGATATGATTTTCGACTATTGTATTATCTTTACTATCTTCTTTTCTATCTTCTTTCAAACCATCTCTAGACATATTTTTTTTGGTGACTTTCTTTTTTTTAGGTATTATAGTTATTTTAGGTAGTTCTATAGTACTAATTTTTTTATAATAATTTAAAAGCTTTTGTTCTTTATCTTTTATGCTTTTACTAAAACTATAAGGTTTATTCATTTTATAATTTATATTTTTAATTTTATTTGTATCTAGATATATATTTATATATTCTATATTTTTATTATATAATAAATTTACAAATTTAAGCAATATAAATAATTACTTGTAATAGTATATAATTACTATAATTACTATAATTACTATAATTACTATTTACTATTTTATTATAATTGTATCTAGATACATAAATATAAATATAAACATAAAATGTCAAAAGCCATTGGATGGGATATAGGTATTAAGAATCTAGCATATTGTATTCTAGAATCTAATATAGAATCTAATTTAGATAATTCAAATACATTAGATAATTTATTTACTTTTAATAATCATAAATATAATATTTCTAAATGGGCTGATATTAGTCTAGTATCACAAATTGAAAGTAATCTTGCTACATCAGGAGAGGTTAGTCATATTAATAATACTTTAATTTGTTGTGGAACTAAGAGCATTTCTAAGAAGAAAATTAAAGCTAATACTGAAACTAATACTGATTCTGAATCTTCTATATGTGGTAAAAAAGCTTTCTATGCTAAAGAAGAAGTATCTCCAACTGGAGAATATTCAGGATTATGCAAAACGCATTTTAAGAAATTAAAAATAGCTAGATTACCAATATTGAGTGTTAAAAAATGTTGGGCTGAAGGTTGTAGTTCAAAACCAGTTCAAGTATTAAAGTCTCACATATTTAAAGGTTTTTGTAAGAAACATATTAATGAAATGCATAAATCTAAGACCCATACTGATGCAGATTTTTTCAAAATAAATCACTCAAAAACAACCGCTAAAATTGATATTAATCAATTAGGAATTGCATTATTTCAAGAATTAAATAAATTAAAAGTTGATATTACAATGCCAGATATAATATTACTTGAAAATCAACCAGTATTGAAAAATCCTACTATGAAATCTATGCAAATGTTTATATATTCTTTTTATTTAATGAGTATTCTAGATTCAAGTATAGAATTATCTAAGAAAAAATTACAATGTTATTGTGCTAGTAAAAAATTAGATATGATTAAATTTTTACCTGAAGAAGAACAAACTAGAATTAATACATTTATTGATACAGTTAATAATACTTATCAAAAAAATAAAAAAATGTCAATAATGATGGTTGAAGTATTACTACAAAATAATGCAAAATGGTTGTCATTTTTTAAATCACATCCTAAACAAGATGATTTAGCAGATTCATTACTAATGACATTACATTACTTTACGAGGGCTTCAGTTACGAGGGCTTCAGCCCCTCGAGCTCCCTTGTCGAGGGCTTCAGCCCCTCGAGCTCCCTTGAATGATAATGAAAATGAAAAGGAAAATGAAAATAAAAAAGAAAATAAAAAAGAAAATAAAAAAGAAAATAAAAAAGAAAATAAAAAAGAAAATAAAAAAGAAAATAAAAAAGAAAAAGGTAAATTAGGACTTAAACCTTCTAAAATACCAATAGTAGATGCAGAAAGTAGTTCTATGATAGAAGATAAAAAGTCAAAAAGGAGAAATAGATTAATAAATAATGCTAAACATAAAAAATATAATGATAGTAATGATGAATAATTTTGTAACAATATATATTTTAATTATTTTTTAGTAAGTTTATATCCAGATAACCCCCAATATATAATTGCAATAAATAAATATGTACCTCCAGTAAAAAAAGCTGCTAATGCGTGTAATATATTGTCACCTGATATTTTATAAATACAATAAATAAATATCAGAAATATTATAAAAAAAAGAAACAACACAATTATTAAAAATGTTACAATTCCTGTACCAATATTAGCAAGATGAGTAACATCAATAAAATTTGATTTTTCATTAAAAAGAAAACTACTAAATCCAAACATTAAAAAATTTTTTACAGATTCATAATTCATTTTAAATATTTTAAAAATTCAATTATTTAATACTTGAAATTATTTAATACTTGAAAAATATTTTATTTTTGTTTTTATTATATTATATAAATATTTTAATTTTTAGTAAATATTATAAACATAAACATAAAAATATTATTTAAAATAATAAAAATAATAAAAATAATAAAAATAATAAAAATAATAAAAATAATAAAAATTGCGTAAATAATTACATATTTCTTTAGGTGTTTTTAATTAATATAAAAGATAATATACAATATATAATATATAAAAGATAATACATAATATATAATAAACACTATATACTATATAAAAATATACATTATATAAACAAGTTATAAAATGGATTCATATGATATTGATTTAGAAGATTTAGATTTAAAAAGTGTAGATATTAATTCTAGTTCATCTAATAATATTCCAACATCACCAGGTAGTTTTAAAAATGTATCTTTTAATTCAACTAGTTCTTTTAAACCAGTACAGTCATTTTCACAAAATCCAAATTTAACAATTTCTAGTAGCAATAATGACCCAATGCCATCATTTGGAGGTCTGTCAAGTGATAAAGAAGTCGATTTTGGATTAAATTTGTTAGTAAATAAGAAAAAACAAAGACCTGAATCTGAAATTACTAAGTTAGGTCAAAATTCCAATAATCCGAGTCCTTCATTTAATAATAATAAAAATAGTTTTAATTCTTTCAATAGTTTAACTAATGATAATTCAATGCCTACCAATATTAATTTAGATAATCTAGATAATACTGAATTTTTGCAAAATTCTTTATTTGATGATAATTTTACTAATATAGATCTTGATAAAGAATTGAATTCTATGGATTTAAATGATATTTCATCTACTAAACCTAGTATGAGTGGTCCTAGTCTTCCTAATTTTGGAAGTTCAAATACTAATAGTTTTAATAGTAATAATTTTGGTAGCTCTACTAATACAAATAATACAAATAATACAAGTAATAATGGATATACAGGTGGTTCTATTAATACTGGTGGTGTATCAAGTACTGAAAATTTGTCTTTCGAAGAAATTCAAAAACGCAAGTTTGATTTACTTTGTAAGTTTGAACGTTTAAGAGATAAGGGAGTAAAGTTACCTAAGACTTTTTCAATGTCTAGTAGTTATGAAGAAATGAACCAAGAATATGAACGTTTGGTATATCACCGAAAAATGGAAAATAGTGTAAAAATGCAGAGGCGTATGTTAGTATCTTTTGCATCTATGGCAGAATTTGTTAATAATAAAACTGGAAATCCATTTGATGTAAATTTGGATGGATGGAGCGAACATATGAACGAGGAAATAAATAATTATGATGAATGTTTTGAGGAACTCTACGATAAATATAAAGAAAGCGCGAATATGGCTCCTGAATTGAAGCTAGTTTTTATGGTAGCTAGTAGTGCTTTCTGGTATCATATTTCTAATAATATGGCTAAGTCTGTAATGCCAAATATGGATATGAATAAGATTTTTAAACAAAACCCTGATTTAATGAATCAATTTAAGAATGCAGCAATGGGTTCAATGAGTCAAACAAATCCAGGATTTACAAATTTAATGGGTGCTATGGGAGGAGGACCTCCTAAATATAATCCAATGGGAAGTCCTCCCTTTTCAAACCCTAGAGATGCACCTCCAAGAGGTTCTACAAATATAAATTCAACTGATGATATTGATGCTCTTATAGATAGTATAAATGGATAAATTAAATACTATTTATTTTTATTAATTTTTTTATTAATTTTTTTATTAATTTTTTATTAATTTTTTATTATAATTTATATAAAAATATTATATCTATATAAAGAGATAAACAAAAATGATTGATAAATATATAGTTGCATTAACTGGTTTTGTAGGATATATCATTATATCATATTATTCATTTGAAAAAATTATCATTAATACCAAAGGAAATATTTCAAATTTAATAAATAATCTAGTATTATTAATTTCAACATTATTATTATCTATATATTATTATAATCTGGTTGTTAATAATATAAATGATGTAAATAATAGTAATCAAAGACATATTAAAATATTCGGACATTTCTTATATGTTGTAAATATATTAATGATTTTAATTCCACAAACAGATACAGTTATTCAAATATTTGACATATTTGGTTTTATTGGTCATAGTTTATTAGTATATTCAGCATATAATTATAGTTCAAATATACCTGGTATAATACAATTAATATTATATTTTACTTTCAAAATATATCATTATTTTAATAAAAATAGATTAATGACATTTTGTTATATATTACTACTTATAAACTATATAAGTTTATTCATAATAGATTATTTTATCAGTGATGATAGTAAATTAAAAGAGTAAAAAAAATTTATAATATATAATATTTTTTATAATTAATTATCTTTGAGGCATTAAACCATTAGAATTATTCATTACATTCATATTAGGAATAGGTGGATTTGCAATGTCATATTTATGTACTAATTCTTTAGCTATTAAATATTCTTCTTTAGTAATAGGTGAATTATTTTGAGCTGGTAATATACATAAACTGCTATTTTCATTAAATACTGTATTAACTAAAACAATAAATCCTATTGTAATAACTCCAGCTACTACTAAATCACGTGTCCCCATCCATAATACAAGAAATATGAGAAAACGTCTAGCAAATTTATGATTCAAAACTTTATGCATAAATTCACCTACTTCATTACCAATATATCTAGCACCTAAATTAATTAATAAAATCATTAATCCTAACATATATTTATTACCACTAAGACCCATTGTAGCTATTGCTAAAACTGATGCATTACCCGCAGGTAATGTAGCTGTAGAAGTCGTAGCTAAAGCAGGTATAATATTTGACATTTTTTTTATTTTTTTATTTTGGTTTTTATTTTTCTAATATAATGATATATAATAATGATATCTAATAATGATATATATAATTATAATTATAATTAAAAAATAAAAAAAATAAAAAAAATAAAAAAAATATAATTAAACTATAAAAACTATAAAAACTATAAAAACTAAAAAACTTAAAATAATTATTATGCATTCAAAGGATAAAAAACAGTTCCGCAAGTTCTAGCTTGTTCTCCAGAATAAGTAGCACATTGAGCTAAAGGTGGTCCATATTTTGTTAAGTTTTGTGGGCTATTTTTAAAATCATATCTACAACCTGTAATATCATATCCATCACGACTAGGAATTCCAACTTGATTAATATATTCAGGATTAGTAGATGTTTTTAATCCACAACCAATAGGTTCTATTTCATTAGATATTTTATTTATTTCTTCTTGAGTAATAGGTTCAAATGGTTTAATATTTTTATTAGGAAATGGTTTAGTATTATTATAAATAAATTCTGATTCACTTTTGTTTAAATTATTACTAAGTGGTTTTATATCAGTAAAATTACCTTTTTTATTATTTTTTATATAAACAGATAGGTACAGAACTGCAAATGCTAAAATAATTCCACTTGAAATATCAATTAATAAAACTAATATTACTAATGAAATAAGAAGTATGTAATTTAAAGAATCAGTAAATAATTTTTTAAGAACAGGAACATTTTTAAATATATTATCTGTAAATGTAACTATTAGAATAACTATAAATGATAATAAAAAATTATTAATATTACAAGTATAAGTCATATTTATTAAATTAATTTAATTTAATTAATTTAATTATTTATAAATATAAACTATTATTTTTATTAAATACTATTATTATATTAGTTATATTTTTATTGTAGAATAATTATTTAATTATTTATTTTACAAATAAATAAAAATAAT